GAATATAATTCTGAAACTGGAGGTAATTTAAAAGCCCCAGTTAAAGCTGGCGTTAATCCTCGAAGAGTTTCTTTTGCAGCTCGTTTTGCAGGCATGTTAGGTGCAATGAAAAAACCTAATGGAGAACCAACAAGGAAAGCCCTAGCATTAAAAGCTTGGGGGTTTGGTAGCGTTGAAGCTGCTCGCAAATTTGCTAATGCGCATAAAAAATCTTAATCTTCTGGTTCTAAATCTACCCAATCGGTGCAATTGCCATTACATTCTGGAGCATTTGGACAAACTATGTAATCATGATCAGCATCTTTTAATACGTTAAATGATGTTTCTACCTTGTAATCTCCAACAGTAATTGTTTTATTACAATGTAAACAATGTTTTTTGTCACCTAATTTTGGAACATTTGCAAATGGGTAGTTTTCTTTTAAAAAAATCTCTTTGTTTTCAATTTCTTTTAATTTCATTTGTTAATTTTTAATTTCTTTTTGTTGATTTAAAATTGCTTTTCCTTTATCTGATAATGGTCTAGCATATATTCTTAATTTCTTTTGTGTAGTTGGGCATACAAAAGTTAAACCTGCATCTAGATAAGATTTTATTATTAATTCTAAAACTCCATCAGCATCTTCACTTGCGCCAATTACATGAGGTTCATCATAATCAAATTGCATACAGAAATCGCATCCGTTTAATGGTTCTGCATTTTGCGGAAGGTTTAATTGTTTTTCTTTTTTAGATTTTGCCATTATTAAAGTTTTTGTGGGTGTTTTCAATATCTTGTAAAAATTCTCTTGCTTTTTCTACTTTTTGCTCAATGCGTAAAATATCATCTTCGTTTCTATTAACTTCAAACATAAGTATTCTTTCTTCCATAGCTATATCATCAAACTTCATGTTTAATTCTAACTTCATAGCTTCTCTTACAAACTCTGGGCTTTCTTCTGAAATTACATCTAGCTTTTTAAGTAAGTAATACTTCTCTTGTTGGATAATATTATCTGGTGTATTTACAAGGCAATAAGCAATGGTAGCTTTGGTTTTACCCGTAAGCCACATATATGACATCATTTGCCAATAGTATAAATTATCAAGTTTATCTGGGATATTACCTAAAAATGTCCATAGGTCATAGCTAGATTTAATATCAATAATTCCATCATCAATAATATCTGGTAGCCCTGTTATGTATTTATTTGAAAATCTTTCCGTATTTTTAGCAAAAGGTTTTTTTAAGAACATAGACAATAAATCAATCGATTCTTGCTCTACTTCAATACCTTTTTTCATTTGCTTTGTTTGAATATCTTTACTCCTATTATACTTATTAGAAATATAAACATCAAGCAAATGTCTTTGTGCGGTCTTAGAAAGTAACCCAGCTTCTTTGTCCGCTTTGGTTACTGGTTCGGTCATTATATACCCTACAGAGCTTGCTCTGATTAGTGTTTCATTCCAATTCATAGTTATAAAGATTTATGTTTAGCGTTATAAGATTCTAATACCTCTGGATTATTTTTAGCCATTAATTCCCAAGCTCTTAACTCCTCTTTAGTCTTGCAAGCATTTATAAACTCTATTGTTTTTTCAGCTAAAGATTTTTTAGATTGGGTAGGAATAATTTCATCTGGGACTTCTTGGTAAAATTCGTTTAAATCTTTTAATTTAATTACATTTTGCTTGTGATACTCTTCCACAAGTTCTCTTGCGTAATCAAGAGCCTTTGTAGCAGATTCGCCCTCATTAAGAGCAAATTCAACGCCAATTTTTTCAGAAGAATAGTTTCCTAAGTTAAATGTTCTAGTGTAGTTAATCGTTTGTATATGCATAATATTGGTTTATTTTATTCTGGTTACAGTAGTAGTGTTGTCAGTAGCTTTAATCTTAAATAATTTATCTTTGTGGGCGTCTTTTTTCTTTAAATTGGATACCATAACCATTACGGAAGTATATGGATTATCTAACCTAAGATGTTCGCCTAATGTTAAGTCAGCAACCTTACTGGAAACTGAATCGGGGGAAATGCTTCTTGCCATGTTGTGTGTTTTGGAACAAAATTAATTTAATTAATTTAATTAAAAAAATAAATTTAATTAAATTTTTGTATATATTTGTATCCGCATAAGACATAGTTAAAGGTTTAACTGGTATCGCTCCTAAGTTTCTACTTGGGAGCCTTTTTTTTGCTTATTTGTCAAGTTATAGCTTTACGACAAGGGGAGGACTTGCGTAGTATGACTACCAACAATTAACAAATTTTGTTACAAGTCTATATAAATCAGTAACATATTTGCCCTAATTCCATTACAACATTTTACATATTGTACCTAAAACATTGTACAATGTTCCCAATTTGGTTACAAAAGTTCGCTAATAGTAAACTTTATCAATCATAAAAGTTATTCAATAAGGCAACTTTGAGCCGTAAATGACCAATAATCAGCTCATGTTTGAGCGATAAAAAACCCCATGTCATTCTAAAACATGGGGCTGAAACTACAAACTATGATAACCACCGTAAAAATATAAATTATTTTTCAATAAATTTCTTTTTTACCAAGTTTAGCTTTGCCCTATATTCTAGAATTAAGCCCTTTAGCTCATCTTTTGTAGGTTTTGCTGTTTGCCTAGCTGTTTCTCTTAAATATTCAACTATAGCATTATTTTCTTCATGTAATTTATATTCAAATTCTTCTATATTACCAGTTTTGAAATAATTACATTCCATACATTGTGGTCTGCAATTTTGTTCCATCCATCTAGTGCTTAAATTTGACCTGCCCATAAAATGACCGCATTGTATTTCTGCAATTGTATGTTTTTTACCACAAGTATAACATTCAACAATACCAGTTTTATCTGCATATCTATTTCTAATGTATTGACTAAATACATGGTCAAGGTCTTGAACAAGATTCTGAAAACTTTCTGTATCATCTTCAAATTCTTCCATTCTTTTTTGCGTAGAATGTACTGTGGCGCATTGTTTACACATCTTTTTAGAAAACCAATAATCAATATTGCCACAATTAACACAACGCTTTTTCTTTGTTATTATTGTACTATTGTATGCCATCTTTTTTTATTTTATTTCTTTCTTGATTTTTAATTACTGGTTTATTTAATTTTTCTTGACCTTTTTTACCAATGTATAACATCTGTATGTCAAAGTAAAAATCTTCTTTATCATCTTTAGTTAAGTCAGGATGATTTTTAATCCTGTGCATTATTTCATCTTCGGTTATCCATCTTTCCATTTGTGTAGTTTATTATTTATAAATCTATATTTCCCAATATATTTTCCTTCTTTCCAAAACTCAATAACTAAATCTAATCTCTTAGCCATTTCGTATATTAATTCTTTGTTTTCCATTTGCAAATTTAATTAAATTAATTGAACTACAAAATAATTTTAAAAAAAAGTTAAAAATATTTGGGAATATAAAAAATAACACTATTTTTGTTCTCCAATAATCAAAACAAATTTATGGAAATCAAAACTGAATTAAGACTACACGAGAGAATTAAAGAGTCTTTAGATGGGCGTACACAAAGGTGGTTATCGCTTAATGCAAAGATACCAGAATCGGAATTATCACGAAAGATGCAGGGTAAATTATTATTTACCGATGCAGAAATAACTCGTATTAACGAGGCGTTGAAAACCGATTTTATTAACGATTAAATAAATTCTAATGGCTCGCCCAATAAAGAATTACTGTGATTATTTCCCTCACGATAGAGATATGCGAAACCATAGAAAGGTTAAAGCTATCCGTACAAAGTTTGGAGTTACTGGCTATGCTATATGGTCTATGACTTTAGAGTATTTAACAGGCATAGATGGTAATGTTTTAGAATATTCAGATGTAGAATTTGAATTAATGGCTGGTGATTTCGGAGTTTCTGCCACAGAAATACGGGACGTACTGGATTACTGCATTAAGTTGGAGATGTTATTCCTAAATAATGGCTTTATTAACTCAGAATCGCTTGATGAAAGACTAGTACCTGTTTACGAAAAAAGAGGTCGCAGTAAGGATAATAGTAAGAAACAACAGCGTGTGAACGGTAAATTTGTTAGCTGTAATACCGTTAGTAACGGAGTTTCTGTGGCAGAAAAACCGCAAAGTAAAGTAAATAAAAGTAAAGTAAAAGAAACTATACCAAGTATAGATGAGTTTTTGTCCTTTTGCAAGGAGGATATGGTAAAGAACAATATGAATTTTAATTTGTACGAATACTCGTTAAAATCAAAATACGAGTCTTGGGTCGAAAATGGGTGGAAAGATGGCCATAATAACATAATAAAGCTATGGAAGTCTAAAATTCGCAACACTATACCACATTTAAGACCTATGCAGACACTTTCTAATAAAAGTGGAGGGAAGTATCAAAATGAATTAGAAACTGCTAGAAACGCCTTTAAACCAATTTCTGAATAATGATAACAATTTTTAAAAACATCTTTTCTAAGGAACCAAATTACATTTCTGTTGAAGCTGCGTTAAAAAGAATACAAGAAGGTAAAAGCAAATCAACCGTATCTGAAATTAGAGGAACAATTGATAAAGAAAAAGCAAATAAGATAAAACTA